CAAATTAAAGGATACGCATATTCAGAAGGTGCTACTAAATTTGGATGGTTAGCCATGGACAAGCAGAATGGCCACCTTACGTACCTCATGTACGACGAGGAGGACACTCAGGCCCCTGTCCATGACCTAATCAAGTACGACATCAGGGAGCGTATTGAACACGTAAAAAAGCTAGTGGAGCATCCAACCCCGCCCGACGTATGCTACGGCACTATCGACGATGGAAAGAGTGGGAACCAGAAACTCGCCGTCGGATGCTCTTATTGTTCCTACAAGCAGGTATGTTGGCCTTCCGTTCGCGCCTTCGCCTACTCCTCAGGTCCACGTTATTTAACAGAGGTTATCAATGAGCCGAAAGTCCCGGAGATCCCCCTTAGGGAAATTTAGAAGCACGTTCGAAGACGATGTCAGCAAGATACTAACAGGTTTTGAATATGAGCCATTCACAGTCCCCTACACCATTGAGCGCAATTATCGTCCTGATTTTGTTCACAGCGCCTCTGGTGTACTCGTTGAGTGCAAAGGATACTTCAGAGACGGAGACACGAAGAAGTACACCAGCATCAGAGATAGTTTGCCCAAGGACCAAGAGCTAGTCTTTGTTCTTATGCAACCGAACAAGAAGATTCGGAAGGGGGCCAAGATGACTATGTCAGAATGGTGTGACAAAGAGGGAATTTTATGGTATACTATAGAGACACTACAGGAGTTGATTGACTATGTCACTAACACTAGAGGAAGTTAAGGAACGCCTCTTGAAAACCTTGGACCCAGATGACCTGCTGGAGGTCTTACAGATAACCTCAGAAGAGATGCTGGACAGGTTTGAGGACAAGTTAATCAACAGACTGGATGTGTTTGAACAAGAGCTAGAGGAAGAAAACAATGAGTATTGACGATGCGACTCCTCAGGAGTGGGACGGTATTTCTATACTGGCGAAGAAGAAGCAGGCAGACCCAGTAGAGCAACCCGACCATTACAACAAGGGATCAATCGAAGCCATCGAAGCAATCAAAGCGTCCATGCCTGAACACGAGTTCAAGGGTTATCTCAAGGGTAACGCACTGAAGTACCTCTGGCGCTATGACTACAAGGGTAAGCCAGTCGAAGACCTACGTAAGTGTCGTTGGTATATCGAAAGGCTTATCAAAGAGGTCAACTAATGAAGAGACTGCTTCTGCTGCTTCTACTGTCTGGATGCACAACACCAGAGGACACAAGGATCTGTGCTGACTACGGGAGCTATACAATCGTAAAAGAACGATGTATACCCCTGTACGGAACGCTGGTCTGTGCAGACGAAGAAGTAACAGAGGTTTACTGCAAACTATATTTTGAAGAAGAGACTAAGGAAAGTTAATGGACGCATATCAACAATACATTCACAAGTCACGGTACGCACGTTACCTACCAGAGGAGCAGCGACGGGAGACTTGGGAAGAAACCGTAAACCGATACTTGAACTACTGGTGTGACCGTGTAGAACTCAATGAGTTTGACCAGTCAGAGATCTTCCAGAGCATTCACGAGCTTGACGTAATGCCCTCCATGCGAGCACTCATGACTGCTGGAGAGGCACTGGACCGTGACAATGTAGCTGGGTTTAACTGCTCCTACATGCCTATCGACCACCCTAAAGCATTTGACGAAATGATGTACGTCCTGATGTGTGGCACTGGTGTGGGCTTCAGTGTGGAGCGTCAGTACGTAACTAAATTACCAGAAGTAGCAGAGGAATTTCATGACACCGACACCGTTATACATGTCGCCGACAGTAAAATTGGATGGGCTAAAGCTTACCGGGAACTTATTAGCTTGCTCTATTCAGGCCAACTTCCAAAGTGGGACGTGTCTGGAGTACGAGCTGCGGGGGCGACCCTTAAAACCTTCGGAGGTAGAGCAAGTGGTCCAGAACCTCTTGTCGATCTGTTTAACTTCACCGTTGAGGTCTTTCGCCAAGCTGCTGGACGTAAACTTAGCTCCATCGAATGTCACGACCTCTGCTGTAAGATTGCCCCCAGCGTGGACTAGCGAACAACTCAGCATGTTATACAGAAAAACCTGATTTTGAGGCATTTCTAAATGAGTGGAAAAGTTTATACGAGTCCCGCTCCGGAGAACGAGGTATGTTCTCTAGAGTCGCAAGTCAAAAGCAAGCTGCAAAAAATGAGCGACGAGATGCTACCTTTGATTTTGGAACTAATCCATGCTCAGAGATCATCTTGCGGCCCTACCAGTTCTGCAATCTATCGGAAGTTGTTGTCAGGGCAGGAGATACGCTGTCAGACCTCAAACGAAAAGTACGTGTTGCAACTATCCTTGGAACTCTTCAGGCTACGCTAACTGACTTCCGCTACTTACGTAAAGTGTGGCAGAAGAACACCGAAGAAGAAGCACTTTTGGGGGTATCACTAACAGGCATCATGGATCACGCTGTGTTGTCAGGGAGGGAAGACCGTGAAAAACTTAAAGATTGGCTCGTGGCTCTCAAAGAGGAAGCGATTAGTACTAATGCGGAATGGGCTGACAAGCTTGGTATTAATGTTAGCGCTGCCATTACTGCTGTTAAACCTTCCGGTACTGTTAGTCAGCTGGTTGATTCTGCGTCTGGCATCCACCCTAGATATGCAGATCAGTACATTAGACGAGTTAGAGCGGACTCAAGGGACCCATTGTGTCAAGTACTAGAAGCTGCTGGAGTGCCCGTAGAGGACGACGTAATGTCACCCACTACTAAGGTATTCTCCTTCCCCATAAAGTCTCCTGATGGCGCTGTGGTGGCCTCTGAGATGGGTGCAATGGAGCAACTTGAGCTATGGGAGATCTATCAGGACTTCTGGTGTGAACACAAGCCGTCAATGACGTGTTACTACCGTGACAATGAGTTCCTTGAGGTAGGCCAGTGGTTGTACAACAAGTTCGACAAGATCAGTGGCGTAAGCTTCCTGCCTTACTCTGAACACACGTATCAACAGGCTCCTTACGAACCTATTGATCTAGAGACGTATGAGAAGTTGAAGGAGGAGTTCCCTGAGACTATCGACTGGTCTATATCAGAAAACTCTGACATGACTGAAGGGTCGCAACAGTTAGCCTGTACTGGTAACAACTGCGAATTGTAAACAAAAGGGGGCCTTAGAGCCCCCGTTTTTACTTAGGTTAGATTATGAACATCAAACGTGACATTGAGATACGCATTAGAGTACTTGAGAACAAGTTACACAAGTCCATACCTGCTGCTCGCAACAACGAGATTAGAGGTGAGATCATGGGTCTGAAGTGGGTGCTAGAACGTCTCTAGTCTTCCTCTTGTTCCCCTCTGGCCCTCAGTCCGGCAACCGTAGTTAACAAACCAGCAGACCTTAGGCGCTCACCTCTTTGAACCTGAGGGTCTGCTTTTATGCCTGCTACTGCTTTTACTAACTCTTTATAACTTTCTGTCATCTCGTCTTTTGCTGGAACTTTAACTGTCCTTGCTAAGGCCATTGCGTTGTCGCTAGACGCGTCAAAGATCATGGGAGGCGTAGCATTTACAATACGGTTAGGCAACGCTTTTTCTACCGCTTTACCTACGACAGGTACATTCTCAAGGAAATTGTTTTCGTCAGACACAACAGCTGTGATTCTGCCTCTAGGTGTTATCTTGCCTACGTAGTTTACACCGCCTTCTGTAATACCTGTACCAACCATTGACCCAGTGAAGTAGAAACCTCCGTTTTCTTTTGCGTTAGAAAGTATCTCTTCGTCTGTTTTACCCATCTTAGGGTGCAGTCTTAACTTATCGCTGCTTCTGAACTTCGCCAACATTTCTTCGTTACTTACGTTCTTCTTGTTTTTAAACAAAGTAGCAAACGTACGTACGGGACCTTTGTGTGCAAAGTCAAACGCATGGTTTCCTGTTTGGAAAGTAGTAGGAGTTTTTACATTAATTACGGGAGACGCTGCATCAGCAAACCGCTCTGCCTTTTCTCCCTTGCCTACCTGCCAGACGTTGCCCATGTGTTCTTCAAAGAAGTCAAGGTCTTTCTGAGGTGTGTTGTTTCTAGCGCCTACCTGATTCACCAAGTCAGAGTAAACACCGGGACGGAAGGCTACAGTATCGGACATGTAACTAATTCGGTCTACTGTGTCAAGTGTTGGGTCAACAGGGCCTTGTCTACCCAAGCGGGTGTTAGTTACAATATTCTGTTGGCCTTGGGCAATCGCCTTTGCTAAATCCCTCTGTGTCCCTTCGGCTGACTCCTGCGCCACTCTTGCAGTCATAGGGTTGACCCCTGTGCTGTAGTACAGAGCACGAGCATCAGGGTTCATTACATTAAACAAACCTTCCCGTGTACCCTCTCCAGCCCACTTAAGGAAGTCTTGTACTCTCATTCTCCCTTGCATCGCTTGTTCGGGGGTCTCTACGTTTTTCATCGCACCTGCTAAATATTCGTCAAGTTTATTAGGTACAGCACCCTCTGGAATATCAGTAGGACCGTAGAAGTTCTTAATCAGATTTCTAGGAGAACTCAAGAACAGACCAGTGTTTTCTTGCATTCTGTTTAAATTAGGCAGAGCCTCTCGTGTAATCTGAGAGCCTCTACGCATCATCCCAAGACCGCCTAAGGGAATGTAGCTGACAGGAGTCAGTGCTTCTTCAGCAACAAAGTTAACAGGAGCCATTGCGTCAACTGTGGTTGTTTCTACAGGACCAAAGGCATTAGGACCTCCTCTCATTCGTTCTACGCGAACAGGAGCAGTTCCAAAAGGGTTTTCAACAACAGGATTAACCACGGCAGAAGTAGCTTGTTCACTGTACTGTCGTGCCTTGGGGCCTACTCTAGAAGCCCCCTTGCGTATTGCTGCGTACTCTTCTCTTTTCTTCTGAAAATCACTCACTCTCTTCTTCCTTAATCTCTTCACGAGTCTGGTCAATGAGGTCAACAAGAAGGATTCTGTCCATCTCAAGTTCTTTCAAGGCAGTGCCTTTGGTAAGAGGTATGGCTTTGTCAATAGCAGAAAGCATGGAGGCATATATTTTTGCTGCATTACGTGGCTTAAGGGTCTGTATTCCAGCGTAAGTTGCGGCACCCAAAGTACCAGCAATAGCAGCAGGAACAGCGCCACCAGCAAGGCCTAAGGCTGTAGTACCTGTTGCACTGAGGGCTAGTACAGTGTTGGGCAAAAGGTCTACAGACTGTAGGTTACGCACTAGACGGCTAACTGCGTCTCTAGCCTCTGCTTTACGCTTAGGCAGCATGTCTTCCATAGCTGTGATGCCGTGGAACTGCTTAGTCAACAGGTTGTGAAGCTTGTCTCCACGAGTGTTGGCCTTGAGCGTGTCATTAAGTACGCCACGGATCTTTCTAGCTGCAATAGACTTAGCATTAGGTGTTCCGTCAAAGTTGTTGATTAGGTCATCAAACTTACGCCGAACCTCTAGTACACCCACAAGGTCTGAACCTCTAGTCTGAACAGACTCAAGGACAATCTCCGACAGCTCAGCAAGCTGCTTCTGAATGTCGCCTGTTGCTATACGAACAATGTCGTCTTTTAGGACTTCATCAACAGCCCCTTGCATGTCCTCAAGAAACTTGTCAGCATTAATTGCCTTGTTTTGAGCTACAATCATTTTGTCAGTAGTTTTCTTAGCTGCTTCTACTTCTTTCTGTACTTCACGGTAATTATAGGTGTACGAACGCTTTGGCTTTACGCCCTTCATGTTGGTTACTGTGTCGATGACTAAGTTATCAAAGTCATTAGGTTGCCACGTTTTTGTACGTAAAACACCTTTTTCTTCAAACACGTCCCGCATCTCTGGAGTCACTGGTTCCAACAAAAGTGTGACACCGTCCTTCTTGTTTTCTCTTACGAGTTCGGTAGCT